GTTGCGCTAGCCATTGCGGTGTTGGGTTCGCTGCTGGTGGTTTAGGTAGGCGATCCAGCCGTTCATCTCGTGAGCTGGCATCTGGAGGACTTCGTGAGCGAACTTGCCGAGACGATCCGCGAGCGCATAGACGGCGAGGAGGTCGGCACCAGCCTCGCCGCCGGCTAGTTTTTTAGCTCTTCAGCCTTCGGCGCATCGTCGGCCAGGATAGCGTTCGCCACTCGCGCGAGGACGTTGGAGTCCGCGCGGTTGAGCAGCACCGCCTTGTCCTCGATGGTGAAGAGCTTCTTCCCGTCCTCGCTCGTCGCCTTCATCAGAAGGATGTCGACGAGGAGCTCCATATCGCTCTCGCGGCTCTTCTTGTAGAGGCGCGCCTTCTCGGCCAGCGTGACGGGAGTGGCGTGGATCGTCAGCTTCCACTCGGGCACCTCAATCTTTTTGGTGCCGAGGGAGGCGAAGTGTTCGCGAACTAGGTCAATAGCATCCATCCTTCACCTCAAACCGTCAAAGTGGACAGCGCGCCGTTGCCCTCGATGCTGATCGAGCCCTCGACCATCCCGTCAAACGCGGCGCTGATGTCGAACTTCGTCACGATGCCGCTTCCGGTGTAGTAGGTGGACGTCGACGCGATGCCCTCGGGATAGAGGTTCACGGTCACGGTCGAGCCGATGGTCAGCGCGATCTGGCCGGCATCGGTCTCGTCCCAGTAGAGGTCACCATTGACGCTCCAGGTCTTCAGCGTGGCCTTCCGCGTGCGGTAGGTGTCGCCAATGACCGAGTCCTCGACGACGTCGGAGGAGTGAGCCAAGGAGTAGTTGCGGAGCTCGCCGATGGTGGTCGACGAGATTTTGACGGTGCCTTCGCGGCCTAAGTGGTTCGCCATTTTAGTCGGTGGTTAAATAGATGCAGGAGAAGGTGTGACGAGCGACGCCCCAGCGACGCTCTTCGTCAGGCTCGATCACATAATCGACGGACGTCAGAAGTAGGTCATCACAGACGCCGCCCAGGGTCACGTCAGCGAGCACGGCGGCCTCGACCGCAGCCGAGCCCGTGTCGAAAAGGTCATCGATGATCGTCGTCGAGCCGGCCACCTCCGCGGTGAAATACTCGACCATCACTTGCAGAGTCCGGTACTGGGTCCGATTTGACGGCGCCAGCGTCCGAACCTCGACTTGCTCGTTGACCGCGTAAACCGCGGCGGACGGGAAGCTCGTTGAGGCAAGCGTATTGTTCCGGCCCTTGAGGAGATTCGCTGTGGGCACGACGCCAGCCTGCGTCAGCTTGAGCCCGATGGCGTTGCGGATATTGGTGCGGGTGCTCATCGTGGCATATTCTCCTGCACGACGCCGGCCCCGCTGATGCGAGCGAATCCAAGGTTTACGGCGCGGTTGGCGAGAATGGCGTCGACTTTCTTCAAGGTGATCTTCGCGCGGAACTCCAGCGCATCATTCACGTAGCGATCAGGGTTCGGCACCTTGAGGTTGGTCGCCGTGCCAGTCAGGAACGGCTTATCGCTGGTGAAGTTGTGCGACTCGACGCCAGCCCGCGCCGCGTGACGACGGACCCAGGCTGGCACGCGCTGGCCGGTTGCCAGAGCGGCCGCTGCAAATCCAGCCTTGGCCCAGCCGACCTTTGACTGAACGGAGTTAAGATAACGGTCGGCGGATGCATCGCTGATCCACATCTGACTTTGCACCTGCCAGCGGCCAATCGGATTCCGGTCAACGTATCCGATGCGTCCGTAACGGTCGCGATACTTCAGATGGAAATTCCGCATCGTCGATACCGAAGCGTTCTGCTGCCAGAACTTCCAGTAAATGCGAATCGTCTTGGACGTCTCCCATCCCAGACGGACATTGACGGTTTCAGTCCGCGCTCTCTTGGGCGGCGTTACCTTTGAACTTCCGATCCGCTGGAAGATGCCGAGCGTCGTAATCTGCTTTTTGATTTTCCGCGTCCTTCCGCCGAAGAGATCCGATTTGATCGCGTATTCGCCCTGCTCCTTTGCAGCCGTAGTGAGGCCGGACTTGACCGGCTTTTTGCTCTTCCGGTGCTCGTGCTGTCCGGTCGGCGGCAGAATCATCATTATCGACCGCGCTACGTTGCCACCCTCCTGCTTGATGACTTTGCCTAGGTCGACTCGCGCGGCCTGCGCTAGACGCTCAAGCGCCAAGTCTAGCTTCCCAGAGTTGAGGGTGATGTCGATCATATCACCTTCACGATATCGATCTCGCAGCCCGCGCCCTCAGCGTCGAACCGCACCTGCTCCACGAAGTAGGTCGTGCCGGCCCGCACTAGCGTCTGACTCTGCGCCGGCGTACCCGTGACCGAAGAGGTCGTGAAGAAGACCGTGAACTTCACGTCATCCCGGCGCTGATCCTCGAACTCGTCAAAAAGGTTCCGGCTCGAAGACCAGACGCCGGTGATCGTGCTGCCGAGGTAGGAGAACGTAATGCCGGCTTGCTCCAGAATAGCGCCCTGGTCGAGCGCCAGCTGCACGGGATCGAAGTCGCGGACTGCGGCCATACTTAATCGCCAACTGTCACAACGCGCGAGGCCGGCGAGAAGGCATCATCCTGTGCGACGCCAGACGAGACGTGCCAGAACTCCTTCCGCACGGCGCCGGCGATGATGCACGGGGAAGAATTGATCGTGAACATCTCCTCCGCGTCGCGGATGATACGCGGCAAGTGCGCCGGCGACTTAGCCCGCAAGATCATTGTCTGCGGCACGCGCCAAGTCAGGAGCTTCGCCTCCTGCGCCTCGTCCGCGAGGAAGACAATCGGCCGCTTCGCGACCCGCCGGCAGGCTTCCATCAGCGCCCCGGCGTGGTACTGCTTGCCTTGCGAGTAGCCGAACGGCGCCAGAAGGCAGATCTCGCGGCTAAAGCCGTAGTCCTCCAGCGGCGGCTGCTCGTCGATCAGATCGAACTCGGGCCGCTGGTTAAGCTGCGCGAACTCGGGGAATAGCCCGAAGACAAAGTCGCCCCAAGGCTTGCCGCTCGCGCGGTACTCGTCGTAGCGGTGCGGCCAGATCTCAAGCTCCAGCACGCGGCCGAAGCGCATCTTGTCGCGCTGCTTCGGATCCGACGGCCGCACGTAGCTGACGCAGGAGAAGAGCCCCCAGTACTGGGCAAAGCACTCGACGTAGACCGAATGGCCTTGGCTCGCGAGATGCCGAGCGATTGGCAAGACGCGGATGATGTCGCCGAGTCGCTGGTGGTAGACGATGCAGATTCTCACGCCTTAAAGACCATCGTGAGAATGTTCGGCCAGTCACCATCATTTTTGCGGACCGCGTCCTCGGGGGAGCCGATGAAGACCGGCCTAAGCCCGTTGATCGCCATCGCGTTTGCCAGCGTTTCCGGAGTGAAGTGCCAGAGGTGCTCGCCTGGGCGGCGGTGCTTCCATTTGTAGAACCACTCCGCGCCCAGCGCTGGGTGATACCACGGCACCGAGACGATTGCGCCATCGGCCTCGAACCGCGGCAGCTGGTCAAAGTGCTCAAGCGAGTCGAAGAACGTCAGCACCGGCCAGCGTGTCCGCTGCCACTCGGGATCCACGCGCACGAACGACGGCGCGGGATATGGGGAAACGTCGTAGCCCCAGCAATGGACCCAAGGACTGCGATCGTTGACCGCCCGCAGGAACGCGCCTGTTCCGTAGCCGATGTCGCAGACGGCCTCCGCGTCGGAAAAGAATCGCCGGAAGAGCGTCGCGCGGATCTCCGAGAGCTCGCGCTCGGGATACTTCTCGTAGCGCGCGACGTAGGCGTGATCGTACTGCGCGCGGATCGTGCGGTCGCGCGAAGTCAGCGCGCCGGTCGCCGAATCGACGACATACTCGGAATCGAAATTTAGGGCGTTGTCCATTTGGAATCTGCGTCTGGGTTGCGCTGCTTGAAGAGCTCGAGGCCGGCGTCGTAACGCTCCTTCGTATTGTTGTGCTGATAGGTCGCATCCCAGTTCCCCTTTTTGAAGGCTGGGTGCTGGTGCTCGAATCGGTAGCGGTCGCGCGCATCGATGACGACGCCGTCACGCCAGGCCCGGTGCGAGAACTCGTTATCGCTGAAGACCGACTCGTATCCCTCGTGGAAGAGCTCGCCGCCCTGCTGCTCGAAGCGGGCGCGCGAAAGGATCGCCATACAAAGCAGCGGGCCGGTGCGGTGGCCGTCGTTGACCGCGATGACGAGCGGCTCCTTTTGCAAGTCGCGCCCCTCGACGAGCGACAGAAGCTTCGCGTCCCAGCCGATGGGAGGAACCCAGTCGTCGGACAGCTGCACGATCAGATCGCCGCGCGCCTTCTTGGCCGCGAGGTTCCAGGCTGCGACGCAGGACCGCTTCTCCGAGACGACGCTGAGGAACTGCTTGCCCATCGTGACCGACTCCTTGTCGTCCGCGTCCACGGCGAAGACGTGCTCGATGCGGGTCGGATCTTGAGCCAGCCCGAGCCAAGCCTCGCGGCAGGCGACGGCCTTCGACGTGCGGCCGCGGGTCGCGTGGACGAGCGAGATGCGCGGATGATTGCCGAGGTGAAACTGCTGCTGGAGGATTTCCGCCCGTGCCTCTAGCCCAGCCAGCCGGAAGGCTCGCGCGGCCAGATCGTAGCCCGCCCAGCCGTAGTATTTCGCCTCCGACGTCCACGGCTTGTCGGCTCCGATTGGCTCGCGGTGGCGCAGCATCTCTTCCGCCCACCAGCGCGCACGCGCCCCGTCGTTCTTCTCGAAGAGCAGGAGGATGATCGCGGCGTAAGCCTCGCGGCACCACGGGAAGACGGCGTGCGCTTGCAGCGCGTAGCTCATCGCCTCGCGCGAATCACCGCACAGCTTGGCGAGGTTCAGCAGCGCCTCGTAGCGGAAGGACTGCTCGAGATTCGCGAAGCTTAGAGCGATCTTCCCGAACTGCTCCGCGGCCTGCCGATTGCCGGCGCAGAGGTGCTCTTGGTGGATGTAGAAATACTGGGTCGGCGTCTCCTTAACCGACTGCCCGAGGATGCGGAGATTGCGCCTGCGGTTCTCCTTCTTGACCGACTTCGGCGCGTGGACCCAGACCGGCCGCGGCCAGTCCTCGTGCTTGTCGCCGGGAAGCAGGAGAAGGTTCTCGTGTACGTCGTGATGCCAGACGCGCCCAGCCTCGAAGGCAGAGCGGCGGATCGCCCGCTCGCGGTGCAGCTTCTTGTTCGTGCCGCGGACGTCGTAAGGACAGCGCACCATCAGCACCTCGGGCGCGACCGTGCGGAGGAGATCGCGGAAGTCGTGCGCCTCGTCGAGCAGATCGTCGCAGTCGGACCAGACGATCCAATCGCCGGTCGCCTTGGCGAAGGCCGCGTTGCGGGCGCGCGCGAAGGAGTCGACGTGGTCCCACTTCTCGGCGCCGTAGCCGTTCCGGTACTCAGCCCCGCGGAATTCCTTGCCGTTCTCGCGACACCACGCGGCCGCCATCTCGAGGGTCGCGTCGGCCTCCTTTGCTCCGATAGCCCGCACGATGCAGAGCTCGTCGAACACAGGCGAGAAGCTCGAGAGCATCGCGATGATGTGCTCGGCCTCGTTCCCGCAGATGACGCAAAGTGAGACGCGCATTGCGCTGTCGGACCCGTCAAAAAGAAACCCGCGCCCCAGTTAAGGAGCGCGGGCGGCATCGGGATACCCGTCAGCCTTTAATTCTTTGCTTAGGCGTACTGCGTCGCGATCAGCTGGCCGGCGTTGGTGTTGACCACCTTCTCGGCGACATAGTGCGAAGCGCGCACGATGTTGGACTTGATCGACTCGTCGCGGTAGGTGAACAC